CCGGCATATTGGCGGTGCGCTCTGCATCGGAGATCAGCTCCTGCAAATCAGTGAGGAGCTGGACATCTTTTTGAAAACTTGACATCAGGCATTCCCCCTCCCTCAAGACAACATGGGAATAAGGAAGAACCAAAGCAACTTCCAATTCCCTGTCACATAGATAGCAACAGATACTGCGATGCTCACGGCGATCCACTTTACGGCTTCGGCCATCTTAATCCACATCATTCTGAGCATCCCCTTTCTTCCACATAGCACCAACTCTGCGGCGCTTCATACAGGATGCAGCCATCGATTGCACAGGTAGGCGGATCCATGTAGTTGCCGGACGGTTGATAGTTCTCGCAGTCTGCATTGCCGCAAACACCAGTCCCGTTCATGCCACAGAAGCCGTGCCGAGAGAAGTCCTCCAGCTTGAGCGGTTCCTCGTAGAGCTTCAGCTGAGAGATCTGCCAGCCGTATACCGGCTCACCCTGCGCATACTTTACGATTTCGTCAAGGGTCAGGCAGCTTTCATACAATGCAGGGAAGCGCTTGATGCTGATGCCCTTGCCGATCGGCCTGAACACATCAAATCCGATGCAGACGAACTCACCGAAAACAAGGCCGCTCCCACGACCGCCATCCATGGTCTCATAGATATAAACCTTGAACGGCACTTCCAGCTTTGGGCAGGTCTTGCGGACCTCAACCGTCTTGCGCCCCTGCCGGATCAGGTCACACCACTTGGGCTTGATGCTGATAAGGACAGCTTTACTCATGCTGTTTTACCTCCGATAAATTAAGATGAAACATATCTGTCTGTGACGTATACTCCTGAAAACGTCTTTCCTGCCGGTTATAGTATTCAGCGGAAATCTCAAAACCGGTAAATTCCAGACCGGCACTGTAACCGGCTATCCTGCTGCTTCCACTTCCCAGATGAGTGTCCAGTACTCGGTCTCCCGGAGACGTATAGTTTTGAAAAATCCAGTCATACAATGCCACTGGCTTTTGCGTCGGATGGATGCGCACCTCATTCAATTTTTTGTTCCCCTGCATGATATGGCCCTCTTTGATGCTTTTGCCCTGCATCATGCCAGACCACATATACCGAAACAGGCGTACGGTTGTGAATAGATCTGTTGCCGCCAGCTCACAATCTGAAAAGCTGGTAGCCTGATTGCACTTATCCCACACAATCCTGCCGGGTGCAAATTCGTAGGCAAAATAGTTGCATCCCCAAACAATATAGTGTTCTGACACCCGCCGAAGTTCATCAAAGTACGCCCGACCCGGTACCTCCCATGCCGGGGATACCGGGTAATCGCGGTGTACTCCGATTTTGCTCACCTTTGAGCCATAATAGCCCCGGCGTTCTGGCCCCCTAAAATACGGTGGGTCAACTACGGCCAGATTGAAATATTTATCCGGGAATTGTGCCATTCCATCCATGCAGTCCAAACAATGGCAGTTTCCCGCCAATGGAATGTTGGCATCATTCATGGTACATACGCTTGTTGCGGTCCCATTTCATCGTGACCGGGTTGCCGCACTTGCAGGGCACCGTGATTTCGGGGTCTTCCAGATTGGTGCGGCCGTGGGCTTCAAAGTCACAGCAGGGGCAGGTGAACTCATACCGTGTCAGGTTGTCCAGCTGAACTTCCCCGCCGCAGCGACAGGTCACGCTGGCGCTGGGTTCCCGCAGGAAGCGGCCAAATACGTCGCCGCATTTCGGGCAACGCAGGCGCAGGACACCGTAGGCCGTGCCCTTGTGGATTTCTTTCCGCTGGACACGCTTAGGCTCTGCCCCCGCAGGGGGGCTTGCCTTTGCCTTTTCCGGGATGCCGCCGCTCAGCGCGCAGGCGGTAGCATTGGCGCTGACCTCCTGCAATGCCCGGCTCAGGTCAGACTTGATGCTGTGGATTTCTGCCGCATCCGGGGCGGCCTTGAGTTCTTCATGGCGCAGGCAAAAAGTAATCAGGCTCAGCTTCACAGCGCTCTGCTCCAGACGCTCCAGTGCAGAAACAGGGATAGCCCCCATAGTTTTCTCATTCATCGTTTTCAGTCCTTTCTTCATTTTTCTTGCAGTCCTGAACGGCATTGCAAGGTTCATCACAGGTTTTGCAGCACTTATCACAGTTTGGGTGTGCCGCCTTGCAGTAGTCACAATCCGACCACTTCTTTTCATCGGGGCCGTACTCCCGGAAAATCTTGTGGGTGCCGTCCCGCAATGCCTGCTCATCGTCGCTGATCTCATACCCCAGCGCCGTCAGCATTTCATAGGTGGCATCCAGTGTCGGATTTTCCCGATAAGAGTACACATATTTCTGGCGCTCAACATTCCAGTCCTTACTCCAGTAACCGCAATAGCTGCTGTCCATCGAAGAATAGGCAAGTGCCAGCAGCACCTTTTCCGGCATTGTACCGTAGACCCCATCTTCATCCAGAATTTTGTACCAGTCCTTGCCGGAACTGTCCACAAATTCCTGCGACAGCTCCACACCGAGGATGTTTCCAATCAGCGTCAGGTCTAAATCAAAATTATCGTCTGCGGCACAGGCCATGTAGCGGGCAATAGCCGGGAAGCCCTTTTTGCAATCGATAGGAGTCAGCTCCACCACGAATTCACGGCGGAGATTGAACATAAGTTCCGTGATGTTGTGGAAACTTTCCCCAATCATGCGTTCTTCCTCGCGGGCGGCATCCCGCTTTGCCTTTTCGGCATCCTCTGCGGCCACATCACGGGTCTTGTACAAATCAATCTGCCCACTGCTCACCTTGTAGAAATACTGGACATGATCTGCATCTTCCGGCACAACAACATCTTTGGTGATGTTCCACTTGCTGTACCCGGTAACGTGTTCGTGGGTCTGATAAGTAGCATTCGGGTCTTCGATTGCAAATTTCTTGAGGTCTGCAATCCATTCAGCCTTGCGGTGTTCCCACTTCTGATTTTCCAGAACTTCCTGCATCACCCGGCGGAAGTTCTGAGTGCCAAGAGCTTCCAGCGCCTTATTTTTGTCCTCAACGCTCTCAATCTTATCCAGCTCTGCGTAGTCCGAAAGAGTGGCGCCGCGAAGTTCTGCCCGGCGGAACGCATCCCGGTCAAGAGAAAGGAGCTTCACCCTGCGGCGGATGGTGGACTGGGAGAAGCCAGACTTGGATGCCACCTGCTCTACCGTGTCGCCCAGATCCAGCATCAGCTGGAAGCCCTGCGCCTGCTCATAGGTAGTCAGGTCACTACGCTGCATGTTCTCAATCATCATGGTTTGCAGCTGTTCCCTTTCGTCCATTTCCACGACCACGCAGGGCACTTCAAACAATCCTGCCTGTTGTGCGGCCGCGGCCCGGCGATGCCCGATGATGATGGTGTAGTCATCGCTGGACCACACAGCCTTGGGTGTCCATGCTGCCGCTGCTGCTGCGGCATCCCCGCCCTCGTCAACGCACTTCGCAATGTACTCCCGGCTGTTGAGGTAGTGGCCGGGGATAACGGTCAGGTTCTGGAAGATGCCGTTCTCTTTGATGCTGGCGGCAAGTTCCGTCAAATCCCCCAGTTCCTTGCGGGGGTTGTCAGGGTGCGGATGCAGTCTCCTGCACGCAATGTTCGTGATCTCTGCCATGATTTATTTTCCTCCATGGTTTCAGAAAAATGTGAGCTGCCCGGTCTTGGTCTCACACAACGGCGGTGCAGCATCATCCTTTTTGTGTTCCGGCTCTGCTTGCTCGGTCTGGCGGCAGACAGGCTTCATCAGAAGTTCTATCTGCGCCCACTGGCGGCGCAGAAACCAAATGTCCGTAGAAAAGAACGGTGTGTACCAAATCCTGCTTTGCGGCCCCGCCGGGAGCAGCCCACGGCGATCATACGCGGTGCTTGGTTCTGTAATGGTGTTCCCGATGACTACATATCCAGCACAGCCTAAAAAACTGAGCTGGATGTAGCACATCAGTCCTGCAATCAGGTCAATATCCTGCGCCACAAAAAGCACCTTGTCGTGGTAGCAGATATTTTTTCTCCTGCACAGGTTGGCAAAAGCAATCAGCAGTGCGCCCGCACCGCAGGCCGGGTCCGAAACCGAAAAGAATCCGGCATTCTCTGCCGCCGGGTCGCTTCCCCCGGAGATTTCCACCATGCACCTACAAACGTCATACGGGGTGAAGAATTGCCCGGATGCATCGTTGCCCAGCTCACAGAGCATGTACAGTTCCCCTAAAAAATCTTGGTCGGGGTTCTGCTCCATTCCCATGATGACCTCGGCCAGCAATTCAGCAAATTTATTTTGCTCGGCATCGCTGTACTTGGAAATAATGGTCTGATAGGTTTTGGTGCGCTCTGGAGCATTCTGTTTGTCGGTGGCATTGGAAATCTCAATGGCGGTCACCATCACGAAGTCCTGCCAGACCTGCCACCGATTGAACCGGCCGCACAGACTGTTGAAGATTTTCAGGAATGCTTTTTGGTGGTCGTCCCGGATATTTCGCACTGCCGTTGCCTTTGCCATCGGTTATTCCTCCGTATCGTCCTCAGCGGAGTCCTCGGCCGGTTCATCGTCGGTGTCGTCCTGCGGGGTCTCCTGCTTGGTGTCCTGCTGGGAATCCCTCTGAGAATTGGAATCCGGCACATCAGGCACCGGCACGCCGAAATTGCGGAGTTTGCCGTTCTCCATCAGGTCACGGAAGAAGTACTGCTGCCAGAAAGAGATCATCTTCAGCAGGATGTTCTCAATCTTGGTGCGGAGAACCTTGTCGATGCTGAACGTACCCTTGACCTTGGTCTTCAGCTCGCTGTTCTCAAAGTACCAGCACATAGAAGAATCCTGACTGCAATAGCCGGTTTCTTCCACATTGCCCAGCATATCCATCTGGGTGGCAACGTCATTGATGGGGGTGATCACCAGCGTGATGGGATAGCGGTCCTTGAAGAAGCGGAACGTGAAGTTGTGCTCATCGCACAGGCCCTGCAGCTTTTTCTTCTGGGCCTCGTAGTTGGAAATTTCGCTCATGGTATGTACTCCTTTCAGCAATCAGATGAAATTTTGTAATCGTTGTTGTGGTTTTCGATGGCGGTCAGGCCGACGGCGTATGCCGCCCAGATGTCTGCCTTGAAGCCATAAAAGAAATCTGGGTTTTTGCTGGTGCCTTTTCCGTTTTTCAAATCGTGGGTTGCAAAACGGTCAATCAGCGCCCGCCGGATGGCCGGGTCATTTGCCCGGCTGTCATGGCAAATGTGCCGTTTTTCTTCGATGCGGCAGAGAAGCCGCGGCTTCTGCGCCATCTGGATGGACAATGCTTCATAGAAACGCCCAATCCAGAGGACGGTATCAAAAACTTCCCTGCCCACGGCCATGCCGTAGGAAGCCACCATTTCAATGACCGCCCCCTGCCATCCCTGTTCATTGGCAAAAACCAGTTTGTTACGCAATTCTTCGTTATCGACCTTGCCGAACTCCAGCGGCTTCAAGGTGTTGCAGTCAATAACGCAGTAGGCACTCTGCCTGTTGCCCGGATCAATGGCAATAATCGGGCATTTTTCACTCATAAATACGACCTCCCAAATTCCTGAATAAACCGGGCTTCCGGCCAGCCGTAGTGTTCCATAGCCTTTTTCTGCGCCCAGCGCTTCAGCCGGAGATCAGCATCACGATTGTTGTGGATGGCGGTCGGGCCGTTCTGATGGCACCACGGGCAAAGTGTCACCCACAGGCCCAGACGCTTGCTCTTTGCCCGGTAGGCACTCCCGAAGTACACCTCATGCCGTGCTGTACCATACCGCCCGCAGATCAGGCAGACCGGCTTATCATGCAGGATGCTGGGTGCATAGCCGTTGGAATCCAGCTTTTCGCCGTACTCATTCAGCGGCATCCGTCTCACCTCCCGTCACAATCCAGACCTTGTGAGAACCCCAGCCAGACCACGCAATCGCTTCCGCATGGGTGCCTACGGCCACATCTAAGGCATTTTCCTTGATGAGCGATCCGGTATCCTGTACCACTCTCATCCCTACGCCCTCAATCAGAATGACCGTGCCATAGGGAAAGATGCTGGTGTCTGCGGCCACCGTCACGCCCGGCTGAACCTTTGCGCCGCTGGAAGTGATGCCCTGCCCCTCCCCGCAGATATGCGGGTATTCCTCGGAGCAGTAGGCTGTGCAGTGAAACTCCCCTGCGTATGTAAGGGCAATGCTCTGATCTGCGGCAAGCGTGTCCGTGAGCTGCTCAACCTCGGTCTGCATCTGCTCAATGGTTTCCTTGCGCTCCACGGCCTTGTTCATCCAGTTTTCTTTCTGGCTGGCGTAAATGTCCCGCTCCATGGTGAGTTCGTCTACCCGGCGGGTATAGACCGCGCTGGCAAGGGCGCTGCCGGTAAAAAGGCTGACTGCACAGGCCAGCGACACGATAGAACGAAGCTGCATTTCAACCTCCAATCTGAGCTTTTGCCCCGCTGGGCAGTGCCGGGGGCATCCGATCCGCATCCTTGGCAGCATCCACTGCCTTGACAAAACCGGGCTTGACGTACTGCAAGAGATCCGCATTGGAGCGGTCAAGGGCATCCACCAGCCCCGCCGGGGAGCCAGCCCATTCCCGCACAGCGGCAGGCAAGGCACCGAAGATGCTCCTGTTCTCTGCCCGAAAGTCCTCTGCGGTCAGCTTCCCGGTGGCCGTCACCAGTCCGCCGTGGGTGGCATAGTACTGGTTCCGCTCAATCTTCCGGGCGGCAACGATGGCCTGCGTCCACAGGTCGTTTGCTGTAGGCTGACCGGCGCTCTGCAACTTGCGGATTTCTGCGCACCAGTCAACCAACAGCTGGTTCTGATACCGGCACACCGTCAGCGCTTTTGTCAAAGCCGCCGCGGCCACATCATCCGGGATGTCTTTGAGCGCGGCGGCGTAAATCTGCGACCGCGCCGTGCGCTCATCGGTAGAAAGCGGCCGGCCGAAGTAGTTTTCAATCAGTGCCAGCGCATTCTTCAAACATTCAACTGTCATCCTAAACCTCCGAAAATTGCATCATAATCATCCTTGGCGGAGGGCTTTTGCTGTTGACCCGCCGGGGGATTGCGCCGCTCATCACGGGACTGCACATCGCCAATGGTTTTCACGCCCTCATTTTTCCATGCTTTCAGGATGCCGTTGACGTAGTTCCACTTGCGAATCCCGGCCAGTGCAGCCTTTTTGATAGCCAGCAGGATGAGGTCATCCGTGAAGATTTCCCGCCAGCCCATCAGGGCATCACTCGCCGCCGGGGGGAAGCTGCCAATGTTGTCCTCGAAAGAGCGGATAATCTCAGACAGCCCAACATCAACAGCCGTACTACCGTTATCTCTTACTCTTTCTCTGTTCTCTATCTCTTTATCTTTCTCTATCTCTTTCTCTGTAGGGACATTTTCCCCACCATCACTGGACACATTGTGTCCACTTGTGTGTCCAGTGTCGTGTCCCTCTTGTAGCTCCTTGTTCGCAGCATTACTACGAATTCTGCGATTTTTCGCCGCCCAGTCGGTTTCACTGCCAATCATGTTCTGATAATCAGAGATTGACAGTGTTCCGTCCGGGTTTTCAAAAATCAAGCCGATTTGTTTATAAACAGTCAGAGCCAGACGGACGGTTGACAGA